TTGTTAACATCAAAAACCTTAAGTTGATTGCCTCCTACATTACGGATAATTACATCCGTAGAAAATAATCTTCTTAATCTTGAAAATAAACCTTTATCTGCCATGTTTTATTTATTTATAAATATAATATTTATTACCCTAATAACCATTTTATGTCATGGGCCTTTCCATCTATTTTAACTTCATATGGATTTGCAATTTCTCTTCCCAAACCTGTGTATGCTCCTGTTTGAGTTGATTTATTACTTTTTATACTACCTAACGCTGCTCTAGCCATATCTAAACTTTGTTGTTGAAACTTCAATGAAGTATCACGTAGGAACATACCAATCCCAAATGACATAACCAAGTCATCGTTGTAGCCTGTTTGAGCTTCTGGTCTTCCATTTTTCCAAACAAACACTTTCATTTCTTCTAGCAAGCGTTTTGAACGTATAGTTACTGATTTATCACCAACAAATTCTCTAAATTTATTTATACAAAGAGGTCTAGTTTTCATTGACATTGTAAATCCTGGTACCATTTCAGAATTACCCTCATATACTCTCAAAAATGATTCTGCTGTTAATGCATCAGATTTTGGTGATTGATATAAATTTCTATATCCTCTTTCCCTTATTGCATCTAAAGATGCCCAACCAATATTAGCATTTTCAACTACTAACATTGCGTTATTATATTCTGTAGCTAACCCTGTTAAAAAATATCCAAATTCTTTGGGTGGCATTTGTCCTTTATATTCAGCAACCTGAGTATTTGACTGAATGTCCATTACATGACATGCAGAAAAATCTTTACCATCTCCTCTAGCTACATCAGCTACTACCATATATTCTCTTGAATAATCAGCTGCTTCCCAAACCCATAAATTTTGATCTGCTCCTCTTCTTTCCATTGGATCCTTAATAGTTGTTTCTTTTAAGAAATCAATCCATTCAGAATAAAATACAATATCACCTGACGTGCTAAAATCACAATCACATTCTTGTGCTGCTAATCTAGGATCACCTAATAATGAATCTTGTTCATCTCTCCATGCTTGATCTCTTTCAGGGTGAACCCACCAAGGTAGTTTAATAGGTAAAAATTGATTATCTCCAGATTCAGCATTAACCCATGTTTTATGGAACCAATTTCCTGTACCATAAGGTGTACTTAATACTATAGCTCCACCCCCAGTTGCTAGTGTTTGTTGAGCCGATGCCCAAATTTCTCCAATATTATCAATAAAAGCTGCCTCATCAACTAATAGTAAAGATACTGCTTCTGATCTACCAGCATCACTACTTGCTGATGTTGCTTTAATAATTGATCCATTACTAAGTCGTAATGATAGTTTATTATTTTCTTCTGCTTTAATTGACAGCCATGAAGGTAAGTTATCATACATAAACTTAACCTTAGTAACCATATTACGTGCTGTTTCCTGTTTGGTTGCAATACATAATACATTTTTATCTTTATGAAATAACATTAACCATAAAGAATAACCTGCTGATAAAGTAGAAATACCTAACTGTCTTGATTTTAAGATAATTGAATAAGGATTATCTCTAAATAAATGTAATGATTTTTCTTGAAATGGGTATAACCCAAATTGGATTCTTCCTCTTTGTGGGTGTTGGATAAAACAATATTTTTTCATAAAATGAGCAGGATCTTTAGCACATTTTATATATTCTTGTCTTATTATTTTTTTTATATCCTCAGCCATTATTTTGGTAATGAATAATCTATTACATGAATTGTGATAATTGTACCTACAACTCCTCCAACTACACCAACCCAAGGTTTTTTATACCATTTATCTACTTGGTTTAATCTATCATCATATAATTTGATTTGTTCATTAAGAAGTTTTACTTGTTGAAGTCTGTAATTTAAAATCATACTATCTTGTTTAGATAGCATTTCATAGTTTCTAATTTGTGATTCTAAATCAAAGATTAAAATAGTTTTTACTTCATCTTGTTGTTTAAGAGTATCAATAGCTAAGAAAAAACCTTCAAGTTCACTTTCAGGAATTTCTACTATTTTGTCTTGACTATAACAATTAAAAGTTATAATCATTAATAATGATAATAAAATATTTTTCATGTTATTTTTTTCTGTACTTCTTTTCAAAACTATCTACTGTACTTTTAGCATTTTTAGTACTTTTTACTTTTGATTTTGTAGACTTAATTTTAGTAGATGTTTTTTTAATTTTTGCCTTAGTAGCTTTTTTCTTTTTTTCTACATTAGCAGCTTGGCCTGTAATAAAATCTAATTTATCATTGTTAGCCTTAACTCTATTATTAAATTCTTTTTTACTTTGATTAGTTTTCGATGAGGCAAATATGGCTAATATCCCTGCAATTGTGCCTCCAATCGCTATAATAATTTTCCAAATACTTTTCATAACTTTATTGTAGTAGAGATTCTATCTCTTTTTTAATTTTTGTTAATTCTCTTAATCTATCAGTTAATTTAACTTTTTCAGCACCTTCAGCATCTTTCCATTTTTTAACTACTCGTTTCATTTCAGCTGTTGTTTGTTGTAATTTAGTACCTAATTTAGATACAGAATCACCTTTTAAATCACCTGCTTTTGGCTCCTCTTCTTCCTTCTGTATTGTTTTTTCAAAATCACTTAATACAATTTCATCATATGCTTTACCTATATCACCATCATATAAATCATCAACTATTTTTTTACCTAATTTTTCTAGGTACTCATTACTTTGGTTTTTAAAACTATTATGTGCTAATAGATAGTCTTGAGCTATATCTTCATAATCAGCATAATAATCTTTACCTTCTTCAGTAGTAAGTTCTTTAGTTTTTTCTAATTCCTTATTTAATTCAGCTTGTGCCTTTGCTTTATCATTAATGTCATCAGCTGTTTCTGCTTCAGATAATATTTCAATTATTTCTTCTTTTATAGCCTTTTTGAATTCAGATTTTTTCATTTTAAGAGTATTTTGGTTATAAATATCACGAAAGGACTGATAGTTTAACTGATTTTATACGTTCTTTTGTTGATCCCTTAATTTCAACTAAATTTTTAATTTTATGTCTATATTTAATAATTAATAATTGAATTGTTTCATCAATTTGTTTTCTATAATCTGCATCGGTTTCTCTTACCCCATTATTTTCTATATCAACACCTTCAGGAGATACATAAAATATATAATCATACTCATTTAACATATTACTTGCAAAATGACAAAAATCATTTGCTTCTATATAATTCATTGATTTAGAACATTTAGCAAATGCCATTACATCAATAATAGTTCTATCAGTAATAATATTATCATTCATTAATTCACTAGCTCTTTCAGCTAAAAATACAGCTTGACCTTTAACTGTAGAATCAGTATTTAAAGGAATACCTAACCCCATTAAATATTTAGATCGTTCTGTTGTTGATTTATAATCTTTAAATTCAGGTAATTCAGCTAAAGCATTAACTAAAGTTGTTTTACCCACTGACATTGTTCCACAAAATCCTATTTTCATAACTTATTATTTATTTCCAAAAATATAACCAACTTTGAGCCCATCCAAGATGAACATGAAAGTTATTATAACCTTTTGATAAAATTGATTCGATAAATTTTAACCTATTTGCATCTCTTTCTTCATTAGAAATTGTAGTATCCTCATGATATTCTACAAACATTTTTGAAATTTTATTATATATTGCTTTAGTAATTTGAGGCATAATTTGGATTTCATGTCCTTCAATATCTACTTTCATATAATCAATGTGTGAGATTTTATTAGAATAAATAAAATTTTCTAAAGTAATACAAGAACGTAAAACATTATCTCTCCAATTAGGCCATCTAGGTATATTTATTTCCCCATCATAATCAGCAATTGCTAAATTAAATGTTTCCCATTTATCTGATTTGTTCATTTCTAAAGCTTTATATACACCTGGATCTGGTTCAATACAGTATAATTTAGAGGCACCACATAATTCAGCTCTTAAAGCCGACATACCTATATTTGCCCCTAAATCTAAATACACATCACCTGGTTTTATACCAAGACCATGTTGATTTAATTCATCGTGTACTAAATTTCCATAAGCCATTGCTCCTTCCCAGCCATAATTTTTTTCAAAGTCAGCAATACTTCCATTAATATCCCAATTTGAAATATCAATTAATTTTCCCCCAACTGTATAAAACTGTTTTCCGTTTCTTTCCATATTTAAAATGGTAAATTATCACTATTATCTTCTTGTGATGATCCAGGTAAAACCCTATAACTATCACTGTCAAAGTGTTGTGTTGATACCTCGAATATACAACTTCCTTCTTGCAAAGCCAACATTTGGTGAGGTTGTCCTGGCATTAAATGAATACAATCCCCTTCTCTAACTATTCGTTCTTTTATTTCTGATGTTTCAGTATCAATCCAACTATATTGAAATTCACCTTTAGAAATATACCATGCTTCATCTTTTAACATATGATAATGCATAGAGAAT